AAACACTTCACTTAAAATATAACAATACCAGATATTTTATCATAAGACGATAAAACACTATTGCTGCTTTTTTAATTCTAAAGTATAATCAAAATCTTTCAAATTGCCTTCCTGATCTTCCTCTTGATTAACCCTATTGCGCTGCCTAGTACCTCTGAACCTTCCTCTTATAATTTTCTCAGGCTTATACATCCTACCAATATATAAAATATCATTAGTAAGATCAGCATTAACTACATCTGCAACTTCCATTGTGCAGAATAACAATTGATAACATAATGATTGCATTTCTAACCTTGATACTACTGAATAAGGTAACAAGGTAGTATCTTCTGGATTTGCATCTTCTTTAGCAAAATGATCATCTAATTTATCCCTTATCTTTTCCCATGCATCTAAACAAGTGTTATACTGTTCAGCATCCCCTTGTAATGTCCCAATCACTATTTTCTTATGCGTATTCGGGAACATTGCCTTCATTTCTCCATGTAATTCACTCATCACATTTAACGGATAAGGATCTCCCGCTTTGAACTTTTGTAACAGAGCATTTAATCCTCTTGATAAAATTGTACCCTGATCCACTTTCATCTGTTTGAAAAATTTATCAATCTGCTCTCGATACATCTCAGTCATAAAGTTGAGTTTAGTTTTATTGTTCTCAATGAGCATTTCATGATCTTTATCTTCCTCAGTGCCTGTCCTGAGTAATAAACTCAGTGTTGATGAAAAAGATTTAATATTGAACCAATATTTTGTAAATTTGCAAAATTCTGCCATGTCAAAAGTATCACCATCTTTCAGCTCTTCATACAATTCACCAATTGCTGGCATATCAAAATTGTTCAATTCTTTAATCATATAATCTAGCTTCTCTTCAGGAGTCACACCTTCATCTATATTAATGTCAGCCTCCACATTAGCTAGATTCTGTAACCTGAGATCACACAATTCTGAATCTACATCTCCGTCATCCAAAAATCTTAAACTTGCAGACATCATTTTTGCAAAATAAGTTGTCTTATAAGGTTTTTGAAGTACAGGCATTTCTTTGGCATCAAATATTAAACCATCATAGATATCGACAATATCTTGTTCATACATGCTATACTTGTAATATTTTGAGAGATCGTCAATTAAATCATAATGCTTTTCCTTTACATATATTAAATAATAACCATTCTCCATTACTGATCTCGGGTGAAGACATACATAATCTAAGTCTATTAAGGCAGGCAATTCATTCATTGTATAGATAACATGAGGCTTTTCAATCCTTTCTTCACCATCTTCTCCAAATCTAAAATTAATCTCGTTCAAGATTGGACTTAGTGCTTCAATATCAGGATTGGTAATGAATATTACATTAGGTGCTGCTCTAAATAAAACATGTTCCTTTCACTGCAACTTCAAATCCTAAATCATTTAATTCATCATACATATCTTCACTATACAAATTTTTATAATCCAGCTCCTCTGGTAATTCATCATTCAATACTGCCCTCTGCGGTCCTGTTCTATATCTTCCCGATGTGAACATTACCAACTCATTGTTAACAGTTAATTTACCAAACATCTCACGGCCAGGATTTGCTCTGATTGTTTGAATTTTATCTTGAACCCATTCTTCAATATCATCTTCCTCATATATCTGTACATCATCAACAATTGAAGCACCTTGAGTACAACTCAATGTACTCTGCCTGATCTTGAAGACATTATAATCCCCGTTACTCAAACTGTTAATATTAAATGTGTTATTTGAATAGATAGGTACTAATGCTTCTGATATCCGAATCTGCCTATGTTCATATAATCCACAATCTCTAGAGGCATACTTTTGGAACCCTTTGATTATATCCTCTCTATTTGTAGAAATCCTCACTAAACTGCTAATGATGTTTCTTATAGTAACCTTAACCTCGGCATCATTAAACCCAATATTTAAACTTAATGATACTAATTTCTGCAATTGGGAAACTGTTAAAGATTTCTTTGTATAGTTCATGAATTCATTTAATTCTTCTACTTTTAATTCCTCGGTTAACTCAATCCTAGCACTCATCCTTGATATAACAGGATCACTCCTTAATGCTTGAGGTCTATATGCATATAGTATACTATTCCAATTATTCATATCTGCTAAATCTATAGTAAGCATGATGATTATTGCCTTTGCTAATTCTACTCTATTTAATTTAATATTATTGATAGTATGGGATTCTTTCTGCCAATAGGTTGTAACTAGTTGATGAATTATTTTATGAAACAGGTTAATACCTTCAACATAAGGATCATTCAATCTGGCGCATTCTAATACATATAAGATTAGTCTGTACCCTATTTCCATATTCCCTTCTTCAATTTCGTCAGAATCGTAACCTAAGAAACTGCAGAACCTTTGGTCAGGGAATGCCTCTATGTTTCGGTAGAATTCTGTGATAAGATAGTAAAATGCGTCTAATATTAAATTTCTATGTGCAGAAATTGATTTATAATCAAAATTAATATCATCCAATTTTCGTAATGTTGTGTCTAGACAGCCACTGCCAATAATGAGGTCTCTAATTGCCTGTGGTGTTGCTGTTTTATTTTTCTCAATCAACACATTCAAAAAATCAACACCTTCAGATCTAATTTTCTCAGATAATTCTACTTGGACATTTGGCGGCAAGTCATTATATCCTACATTTAATTTTAAGAATTTCAAAAGATCAGGATCTTTGATCTCATTGTAAACATGTCCCATACGCTGTGATTTGTCTTTCAGTACTTCTTGGAAGCTTGATTTAAATTCACTGAAGAATTCTTCATTGTACACAACTTCTTCAGTTTCTTCACCCTCCTCATCATAAACTTTCTCAATGAACCCAAGTGCATGCTCATAAGCCTGATCAATTAGACCAGATATATGACAAGTTGTGCAGTCATTTAACATGACTTCAATATTAACATTAGCACTTTGCAAATATTTCATTCCTTCAGAACATTTAACAAATTCCATTAGTCTCTGCTTTCTATGATCAGAACTTAGAAGTACAAGCTTATCCTTAACATTGTCAAACATTAATACATTAGGCCTCATAACTAGCTCACAAGGATAAGTTATGCTATCACTGTTATGTTTCTTAACAAAGAACTTATATGGCAATCTTTTATTATCTACCTCATTATGGTTAGCTTTAGGAGCATAGATTCGATTAATATACAAAGGATCAAATTTATCAATTACTTCAGTATTACCACAATACATTACCATACCGTCAGGAGCTCCTAAACATAATTCTCCAGCATAATTAATGCCAAATACAAAATCAGTCATATGATCAGAAGTTGGGTATCTTCTATGATTAAAGCTAGTGCCGAGCAATTTTTCTAAGCTTTTCTTAAATGATGGTGAAATGACAAAATCTGACTTAATATCAGTCCTGACTTTAATGATCTGATCATTATCTAAAGTTATTTCAATTTTCTCACCACTATCCAAGTAAATCCTGAAAATTCCCTTCCCTATCCATTGTGCAGTTGCACTATTATATGTCTGCTTCTTTATATAAACAATAGCATTATACAGCTCAATGTCATCATAATAACCATATTTCCCCTCTATTCTTGCTTTTTCAGCTTGGTTCATGAATTTTTTTACATAATTCCATAGTATAGTATAATTCAAATACAGTAAACTCTGTAGAGCTACATTCATGTCTGTAGATTTGACTGTATCAAGAATTAGCAAGAATTTGCTAAAATACCTAGTGTCATTATAGAGATTTGCAGCATGTAAGTATAAAGCTGACAAATGATAACCTTGTTCAGATTCAGTCATGTCTTGTATAGTATGAAATTTAGTTTCATACACAGCATATGACCTAGTATTAAATGCTAATAAGTCCACTACTGTCCTGTAATCTCTTACATTTCTTGAATCTGACTTAATGGTTGCATATAATCTCCTTTCAATGAATGAAAATCTAAGCATGCCGTCTATTAATTTCCGCCAGTCCTTCTTATTATTTTCAGTAAGTTGAATATTCATTCTTGCTAGATGAGCTGTAACTGTTTTAGACAAAATCTCAAAATTTTGTTTAGCTGGAATCAACCAAGCATGATTAGGAGACTTCATGTATAAAACTAAATCTGACGTAGACACTTTCATTTGTGTAGGGAAAGTTCTGAAACTTAATTTAACATTAACTGGCTTTGCTGAGATCTCAGAAAACTCAGGCTCTTTAATCTCGTCTAAAGCATCATGGGCATAATTGTATACTTCAGCTTGAAGCAGATAAGTTTCTCCATGACTCAAGAAATTATTAAAATCATATTTTTGGCTCATGATAGTCTGTAGCTTGATCTGTAGATCTTCTTTATTCAACTTTTGTAGCTTATTATCATCTAATGTTCTAGCTATGCTTGACATGAATAAATAATACAAATCGTGGAATGATAAGTTGCCAAGCTTACTTTCTAATACCTGCACGTTATTTTCAAATATGAGTCTGCTCAATCTCCTAGTAGTAGTTTCCATACTAAGACTATATCTAAACTGTCTAGTCCTGAGCTGATGATAAAATCGTACAATGTTAAATCCTGATAATTTTGTATCAGTATCATTTAAATCTATATCTAAATCATCTAATTTTTTGATAGTTATTGGATATTTTTCTTCAATATAAGTTGACAAAGCTCTAACATGTTTATTACCCTCGAATTTTACATTGTAAGACAAATTTAAAACACCAGTTTCATCAAGTCCATAACCTAATGCAAGCAATGTATTAAAAACTGTCTTATATAGATTCTTATAATCTCTTAAGCATCTCATCTGGTCAGCTTGTGATCCTAACAATAGGTATTTAACAGGATGGCACTGTGGTGATCCGAATGAAAATAATGGTAGATCAATGTGCTTATCAATACTATAATGGGATCTAATAACCTGTGAGAACATTTGTATTGCATAATTAACATACGTAAAGTTTGAACCCATATTAATCAATTCTATTGCTTTGGAAATTACTTCCACTGAATCACAAGAATAACCTGCATCGGAAGGAGTAAAACTCAAGCTATAAAATTTTGTATGTAGAGGGAGGAATTTCTTGTCCAGATAAAATATTGACAAAAATTCAAACATATGATAACCCATCATCGACTTCTTTGTTGACAGTTTAAGACCACTTTTATACATCATCTTTTGGAGGCAGTCCATGATGAATTTAAGTTTATTAATAGTAAGGTCATTACCAACCATGACTAAAAAGGCATCATCTGAATGTGCACCAGTAACCATCTTCATAGATTGATTGTATACATTGCTAAATTGTGTCTCAATCCTGCGTTGTGCATCCATTTGAACATATGCATGATAGAATGATGAGTAATAATTCAACATCCCCATGACAAAGGAAAATGGCATCATGTAATAATAAAAACCATTTTCATCTTTGTAAAAGGCAGATGACTCAACCTCAGTAATAATAACTTTTTTATTCTTAATAATTTC